AAACTTATCGTACTGCTTAACAGAGTTAGCATCTGTGGCACTGTGTGTACCGCTGAAGGTAATCGCTGTTACTGCACCGAAGCTGTCTAATGTGGTAGATACCACTGTCAGCGTGCTTCCTGATTGGCCTTCCGTTCCCGCTACGTGAACAGGCAATAAGTTGGATTGATACCATTCGCAGCGAGAGAATTCACCGACTTCCCATGACATGGCAATATCATCATTTCGTTTCATCGCGAATTGATTTAAGCCTGTGCCGACGATTTGGGCTACAGCGATATCGCTTAAATAGCCTTTAACGTCGTGGGTGATGGAACCGTAGTTACGGAACAAGGATAATGCTTGCGCCAATTGGTTGTAGCTGTTGATGGGGGTGACGCCATCGCCGTAGAAGCGGTAGGTGTTGGTAACGCAGTTTTGAGCCACGTTGATTTCGATTTTAGCGCTTAATTCTTTAATTGCGCCCTTGCCATATTTTTCCATGTAATCTTCAACGTTAAAAATAAATTGCTGTGCGCTGAAGGCGTAGGAAACGTTTTCTTGTTGATCGACAGTCAAAGACTGGATACGCTGATCGGCAGGCTGGAACGATACAACCAAAGAGTTGCCGGTAACAAAGCGTGGAGGTAAGTCGAAAGTAACGGTTGAGCCTAAGTTGGCTTCCATCTTTTCAAATTCACGGAAACGAGTATTAGCGGTAGATACAAAACAATTTAAGTTCTGCATGAAGGCCAAACCAGACTCTTGGTAGGTTTGGACGTTGACTAAAATATTAGCTGCCATTGGGGTAATCCTCTGTCATAGGCGTGAACAAAGGCGTGACCTGGTAGCGTTTTAGCCTCGCAGCCAACTCGCTTTTTTGTAGTCCTTAAGACCCATCTTTCCAGTATCTGCGCCTGCTGAAGACGACGCTTTGATGCGGGATAACGGAGGATTAGTCTTCACGTGCTCATCGACGGCTTGTTGGTTCGCCTGGATAGACTTGGCGAGCTTTTCAAGACGCTTTTCAGCCATTGCCGGGGACTTTTCATGCAGTGCCTCAATCTCCATCGCTTTAGACGGATTCTTGGCGAACTCCATTAAAATCTCAGGTGCGTTATCGTGTTGACCTGCTAGGATTGACGCGGTGGGAAAAGCGCGAATTTCAAAATCCGCCATGGCTTCTTCAAACTCAGGAAGGCGTTTTTTTCCTTCTTCAAGCTTTAAGAAAAGTTGCTGTGCGGCTTTTTCGACTTCTTGCTGTTGTTGCTGGCGCTGGGCTTCTTCAGCCTTTTTCTGCTCGGCTAAATCCATGTCGCGGGCTTTATCGAGAACGCGGTTAAATACGCGGTCTTCGAGGTCACCATCACCACCGGCTTGTTTGGGTGGGGCAGCAGCGGATGCTTGCTGAGCGTATAAAGCTTCCATTTCCCGTCTTGTGCGGTCAGAGACCTCAGCAGTACGGCGCTTTATGATTTCGTTGACCTGTGATTGAGGAACCATCTTTTCAGATTGTTCATCAGCCAACACGTCCTGTGTCAAACCTTGATCTTCCATGATCTACCTTATCAAACGTCCACTGTTAACCCCGTGACGGTGTGCCTTCGTGTGGCTGAATCTGCCCCCTGAGAGCCCCTAGGGACGGGTTTTCTTGGCCTCGGTCGTCAGCCGAGTCTGGTGTAATTTGATGACCAACTCCTATGGAAACACCCATTACACATCTTGAGACTAGCATATATATAAAATTGCGCAAGACTCAAATAGCTGACTTATTAAACTGCCCACAATTTGAAATTTTTTATTTTGGAGATACATGATTCAGTAAGTCCATATTCTCTTGCAATTGCTCTACCAGTTATCCCAGATTCAATCTTTAATCTAATAATACTGACTATTGAAGAATTGATCTTGTTCATTCCATGCGTATTTCCGTGATTATGCCGTTTCTTATAAATTTTATCATCCATATTATCTTTATGGGTTCCGAGAAATAGATGATTTGGATTTACGCACAATGGATTATCGCAAGCATGACATACATTCATCCCTTTAGAAATGGGCCCTATATAATGTTCGTAGGAATAGCGGGAAGAACTATATCTCTTCCCCTCCCAGCACATTGCCCCATAACCATGACTAACAGCCTCGATCCAAGGCCAACATTCTTTATCGCTTTTCTTTATAAAACTACCAATAAATCGATATTTTAAAGTAGGGTACTTTCTGATATTTGCATTACTTGTATGAGGATCCCCATACTTTTTAAATCTCTTATAATGTAGATTACACAACTTAAGCCCATGCACTTTAAGCTCGCAACCCTCTATTTTACATTGCTTCACTTTTTCTTTTTTAGGATTTTATTTGCTTTAGATTTAATCCTTTTTTCCTCCGATTCTGATAGTACACCCTTTTTTTCCATTTGTGTAGCTCGACTTTTGGCATTCTGGGCGTGAATAGCATCAGGCATCGGATACTTACGCTTCTTTACTAATCCAAAAACCGATTTAGGAAGCTTCTTCCGATCTTTCTCTGATAATTTCGCCATCATCTAATTCCTTTTTCTTTGCCATCTTGTTAGTCAATCGTGTTAATTCCCATATCTTCTTCGTGCCGAGCATTGCCGCTGCGACATTAACCCCCTGATTGGGGTTGGGCGGCCTGACTTTGCTGCATTTGGGCTTGCTGTGCATCCTGTGCTTCCTTAGCTGCCTGTTCCTCTGCCCTTAGCTCTTGGTTATGCCTAGACACTTCCAGCGCTGTACCAACGGCCTGGTGCACTTGCTCATGAATCATTTTCTCTTCAGCCATATCCGCATTGCCTTCTAGCAGCTTAACCTTGGCCTCAATCTCCGATACCTGAGCATGTACCTTCATATTCTCTATGGCGAGCTTCCCAGCCTGAATCGTCATGTCATCCTCGGCTTTCTCTCTGGCTTGCTCAGTCTTATTGCGCTCAACCTCGGCTGCCATCTCTAGCATCTGCGTTTGTGGGTCTGGCTTCTTGGCTGCTTCCTCTTGCGCTTTGCGTTGCTGCTCCATAAATCTGGCTGCTGCAACCTTCATGCCCTCAATGCCCCTGATATCCATGTTGTCTAGGATAATCTCCAAGCCTTGTGAGTTAATGAACTGCGCGAATATCTCGCTAGACTGCATCATGCGAATGATTTGGTCTAATGCTACTTGTTTCTGGATATTGGTATTTACCCCAGCCTCAACCCTTACGCCTAGTTCATGTGGCATATAGAACATGGTAACGGACTTGCTTTGCTGCATGGACTCCATGCCACCCTCAGCGCCTCCGGCTATCTCTGCGTTGTCCTCCATGCCTTGCTGTAGACCCTCTTCACCAGGAATCATAGGATTCTGACGTTCTGCGGGTTTCTCGTTAATGATTTGATAGCTGCGCTTACCGTCAGGCTGCTTAATGGGAATAGTACGCGGTGTCTTGTAGTACTTAGGAATCAAATCTACGTTAATCTCGCAAATACGATTCAGGCCCTTGATGTAGCTCATCAAATAAGGGCTGGCAGCAGCTGCTGTTTGTACTGCTCCATTCTGAATAGCCACGCCTGATATATCTTGTTTGTTGGCGCTCAGCGTATTGTCATAGGAGCCCAATATGGTCTGCGTCACCATGTCTGAACCCATAAAGATAGATTCCACCAAAGGAGGCGTAGGCGTTCTCTGGACTTCACGGGGAGGGGGTAGAGGTATATTGGGGTCGCCATCAAGGAATGCGTTATAGAGCACTGTCTCCATTTGCTGGGGATTCTGAAAGGCAGATACTTGGTCTTTATTGATGGACTCAAGACAGGCAATCCACTTATGAACCACCATGTTTTCGATCTCGCTGCCGATTGTCTGCCCGGCAAAATTTCGTAATTGCTGGATGCCTTTGGCGTGGTAGACATAAGGCCGTGTCATCTGACCTGTGGCCCCGTCTGCACCGCGCTTCAATTCAACGGAATTGCCGTCGATAAAGATAAGGGGCAAGTGGCGATAGTCTGTTTCGTCATAAGCCAGAATCTTGGTCTCACAAAGCTGATAGCGGACGATGTGCTCAAGGTGTGTCCATCTTTCGTCCACAATAGCGGGATACTGCTCTATGAATCCCTCTTTGTCCCAGTCTTCCATGGCTTTCTTGTAATCTTTCTCTAGGATAAGGCCCATGCCAGCCACTTGCAGCAGCTTCACCTTCTTACGCTTTTTCTCATAGTAATCACAGACCAGCATGACGTCACGCTTATCATTGTCATTGTATGACCAGTTAAACTCGGATACTGACTTACAAAAGCGAATGTCTTTGATAACCTCTTTGCCGTATTCCTCAATCATTTCTTTCTTAGTCTTAGGGTAGAGCTGGAAGCAGTACTGACCATCGCCCTTGTGACTTTCTCTTGCTAACGGATCGAAACCGGTTAATGTCGGGTCAAAGACAGGCCGTGTGATGATTTTCTTTTGGAACGACATTTCACTGGCCCAGTCGATCATAATCTCGACCACAGAGTAGCCACCCCCCAGACACTGCTTGAGTACCTTAGATTGGAAACCATCGTTAGCCGAATCAAGGATAGCCTCACGCATGTGCGCCTCTAACACCTTGATCATCTCAAGGAATTCAGGCGTCATTTTCTCAATAGGCATCCCGTCATCTGCGTGTACCGTGATGGACGGCTCTTGCTTGGCGAATTCCCCTATTTGCCGATTGACGATAGACTCAAGCACGTTAAATTCAATGGGAGGCTTCTTGATGGTCTCTAGGGTGCCTCTGTCTCGGCTTGTAAGGGAAGTACTAAATACGAACTGCATGAACTCGTGATAGCGGTCACCGTTGGCCCTAAAGTACTGATAGGAGGTCTCTACGTGCTCTTTGATTTCGTCTAGTCTGCTTAGGTGCTTATCGGACAAATCCATTTGCCTCATCTCCAATTATTGACGCGTGACCTCAACTTGTTGCTAAAGGCATCCGCTATTGCTTGGCTTATGCCAGCGGTCTTATTCTCAATATACGCAGCGCTAAAAGTCTTATCTATTAGGGCTAACTTGATCGAATCGTATGCTGCGTCACAAATATCATCGTGAGCGTGCGATCCAGAGGCTGTAATCTTCAGCATATGATTAATGCAAGTCTGGACGTGTTTAGCCCCACGCGTAAAACTAACCAGCTTACTGGCAATTATAGGCTGCATCTCAAGATATCGTTCAGTCTTGCAACCAGAAGCCTTGGTACGCTTAATCTCTCGTATCTGTAAGCCTCTCATATCCTCTAAGATACTGCAAAGCGTGACCCCTGTAGATTTCTTCTCTATGGCAGCTACAAGAGGTTTGACAGGGTGTAACATGCAGTCTTGGTAAAAGCTCATGAACTCTGGCTTCAAGTCTTTGGGCTCTACCCGAATCTCCCAGCAATCCAGCCAATGGAGCCCAAGCTGTCCGGTCTCTATTCCAGCTTCCTTGATTTTATATAAGCCCCAAAAACAAAAAGCCGACGCATCATTATAGCTTTTTGATGTCTCTGCTGTGTCAGCGGTTATGAACGTAAGCAGCATGTCAGGCTCTTCATCCAGCAAAACGAAATCTTTCTCTTTGAAGAGAGCCCCGCCTGAGGGCACTGGATTTTGCTGGTATTGGCTAGCAAAGACGTAAGGGTTTTTCTCTTTTTTCTCAAGTAATTGACTGAGTGGGTTAACTTCAGGGTAAAGGGCGTTCCCAGCTCCATCCAGCGCCTGCAAAACGACTGAACGCCATTGACGCTCATCATTTCCAGATAACATATAGGCCGGTAAGTCTTCTTCATGCAGGCGCTGTCCTATGTATATGATCGGTACATTTGGCGCTCTGGGGCGTTGTAGGATAGTTTCTCGGTAGTTCTGTATTACACGTTCTCTGACTGTGGTTGAATGCGTTTCGTCTGGTTTATGTAAGTCATCACAGTTACTTACCAATATAGGTTGTAGCAACCCAGCAAATAGGTTATGATTGCCTTCAACTGTTACACAATAGGTTTTATCAACATGAGCGATTTTTCTAATGAAGAGTGGAGAGTGATTCCAGGTTGCGGTGGTTTCTATAGCGTTTCTAGCTTTGGTAGAGTTAGAAGTGAGGATAGGAAGATCATTAGATCCGATGGGAAAAAGAAGACTTTTAAAGGAATTCTCCTGAGCGGATCTGGTGGAGGAAAATATTACCAAACCGTGGTTATTGCTATTTCTGGCACCAAGACAACTCGGTATATTCATGACTTGGTAACAGAGACATTCCTGGGGCCAAAGCCAAAGGGGAAGGAAGTCAGGCATCTTGACGGAAATAAGCATAACAATTTTGTCGGCAATCTTTGTTATGGAACAAAATCTGAAAATGCGCGAGACACTGTTAATCACGGAAACTGTAGCTTTACAGGCAAACGATTTTCTCAAAAAATTCCAGAAGAAGAGGTTATTGCTATCTGCAAGGCCGGAAGAACCGGCAGAGCAGGAGCCGATACTCTTGGAAGAAAATATGGCGTTCATCCCAACACTATCTGGAGTATTTGGCGCGGTAAGATATGGAAAGAGCTTACGGAGGGGATACGCCCAGATAAAGAGGTTAAAAAGTTTGATAAACTTACTGAGTCTGAAAAAACACTCTTGCTTGACAGAAACAATAGCGACCAGTATTTGTGTCGTCAGCTTTGTGTGACACGAAGTACTTTGTGGCAATGGAGAAAGAAGCTCATCGGTGACAAGTAGATTTCTTGCCTCTATCCACCCTCGGTTATCTGTCCAAATATTATGATCGGGAGTGCATCTCAACAAAGCACCGTTAGCCATTCCGATTTCTATTATTTCACTTCCAGGATTCTCAAACCATCTCGTAATTGGCTTAAGCTCTATTTTTTTCGTCTTTAAATTCATAGAGTATAAATTTATTCGCTTCTTTTGCGTTACAATATCTCCAATCTTCATTTCTCCAGTTTCAGTATGAATAACCTCATCATAAGGGAAGCACACTACAGCGCCAGTAAATCTATCCTGGCCGGGCATCCCGCCGTCAGAGCCAGTAACCGGCCCCGAAGAAGAGAACGCCTTCACGCTCCCCCCAGCCGTGGTCATGAAGTGATCTTTTGCCTTCATATCTTGTCGTATCTTAATGTCAAAAAGTTGCTGATAATGACTACATTGAATGATTCGTCTAATGAACTCTGTGTGTTTGGTGGCCAACTCATGCCCGAATGCAATGTAAAGGTATTGGCTGTCCGGATACCGGCTCATCGTCCAAGCTATCCACATAGAAACCAGCACCGATTTACCATGCCCTGGAGGAACGTTTATTAGCAAGCTATTTGTCTGAAGTCTCGAAACCCCGGTAAGCTCTCGACATATCGTAATGAAATGGCTTTCCCTCCCTACAGGGTTTGAGATAGCAAAAGGTCTGCCTGTCACCAAGGGAAAGAATGTCTTAATGAACAGCAGGAAGCTGCCCCAGAGTTCCGCCTTAAGCTCTTCTATATCATCCATGGGCTTGGCGTCTCCATCAAGCCAATCAGCTCGGCTAAGTCATGCTTGAGCGTTTCCTTGTTTAGCGTGTCGAAGTAAGCCAACGAACCGCAGCAATAC